GGGGCAGGCGAGCCCGTATCGCTAGGCGAGGCGCTGAAGGGTGCCACAGGGGCGCCACCAGAGCCGAAGGTGCCTCGGTAGGACGGCCGTGCAGGAGATCGTGGCTCTCAGGGCATCCTGCGGCGTTGGCATGGTTCATGCGCCGGAGGCTTTCGAGGGGGCGGAATTGTCGTTTCGGGCACCGGACGGCCGATCTATTTTCCCTACGGCGCCGTGTTGGGTCTGGCCGTGTCGATTGCGCTCAAGTGGGCTCGTCGAGGTGCCGAGAAGATAGACATGACCAACGAAAACCGACGCAACGAGACGCTCGCGACGATAGCCCTGGCCGAGATCGGGGTGACCACCCTCGAAACCCAGAAAAGTGACGAGCGCGACTTCCACGATGTCGCCGTGTGGACCCTGAAGGCCGCCCTTGAGGCCGCCTTCGAGGCCGGAAGGAACGCCCGATGACCGCCACCCCGCGAGACGATACGACCAACGATCCGAACACCGACGCCTATCGGGAGTTCAACCGCCAGCGAGTATTCGCCGCCGCATCGCTGGAGGCGCTGACCGCGCTCATCGCGAGCAAGGCCGACAGCTTCCGCGCCGAGGGCGGGAAGAATTGGGGCTACGTCGGCGACATGAACCACATTAACGATCTCCTCGAACGAGCCCTCCGTAGCGATTAGTCCACCACACGTTCCGCGGATCGTGTTACGGTGCCGGAGCGGAACGGTGCTAAACGAGCATGGGGTTGGCTACACGTGGCGCAACCTGCGAGCAGGGTCATTCCGGCTCGACACCGGGGGAGCTCGAGCGGGAAGGGTGCCGAGGCTAGGCTAAAGCCCGCTCGAGTTCCCTCCGTAGGGGGCCGATTGCCGCACCAGCTAGAGCTACTGCCGTTCCGATCACCGATGGCGAGGCGCACCGATCCGCCGACGAGCCACGAAAGCGCGGCCGTGGTCGCGCCCGAGCTCGGGAAGATCCAGGCCGCCGTGCTGGCCGCGTTCGCCGGGCACGGTCCGATGACCGCCCGCACGGCCGAGCGCCTCGCAGAGTTTCACGCCTACGGGTTTTCAACGATCCGCAAACGGATATCGGAGCTCGCCAGGGCGGGCCGACTGACCGAGGCCGGCGTCGACCGGACGGGCAGAGCGCCGGCGACGATCTACCGATTGAGCTAGACGCCGAGCTCGCCTCCGTGTTACGGTGTTCCGTATGGCCCTCCGCGAGATCATCTACGCGCTCGTGATCGTCTTGCTTTGCGCGTTCTCGCTGCTCGCCGGGTACGGCGCCGGACTCGGATCGTGCGACTCCGAACGTCGCGTCGAATGCGAGGGCGGGTGCGATCAGGACTGCGACTCATTCATGGTGACGCCGTGACGCCGTGGCGCCGCGTCTGGCTTTGGTACTGGCGACGCCGGCGGGATCGGCTCGTGCGCCTCGCCGACGACGAGTCATTTCTCCGACGTCGATTGATTACCCCTGAAGACATTGAGGAATCGAAACGATGACCGAGGATGAACGCGAGCCCTACGGGATCGACTTCGACGCGACAGACCCGCGCGTCATCGAGACGATGGCCGAGCTCGACGCGATCCTGCGAACGCTCGTCGCGACGGCGCGGTCGCTTGCGACGACGCTCTACGACGCGGCGAACGCGCTCGAGGTGCAGAGGAAGGCGGCGAAGCGGCCAGCAGACGACGACGTGAAACCGTGAAACCGCACCGCGTCACCGTCGAAACCGGCCTCGTCGACGGCAACGGCGAACCGATCGTGCGCGGCGGCTGGATGCTCGAGGTCGTCGCCGTCGGGCTGCGCGTCGGGTTCCGAGGCCAGACCGTCGCCGCTGTGATCGCATTCGACGACGGCTCGCTCGAGTATGTCGATGTGGCCGACTACGTGCGGAAGATTTGGCACGAGCTCAAGGCGCCGGCGCCGCCAACGTGACCGACGCCGCCCTCGTCGCAGCGCCCGCCATCGTCTCGAGCTCGTTTCTCGCCGGCGCGCTCTACGGGTTCTGGCGTGCCAGGCGCAACGCGCTCACCGACGAGGCTCGAGCCGACGCCGTGCCGCTGATTGTGTTCGCGGGTGGATTGCTCGCGTCGGCCGGGCTGGCGGTTGGTAGAATGTTCTCGTGAACGAAGCGAAGCCGAGCGGTGCGATCAACGAAGCGAAGCCGCCGCCGCGATTTGGATGCGCCGTCTGCGGCGTGCTCACGCCCTACCCCGCAGCCGAAGAGCGTCTCGAGCTCGACGGCGGTAGCTCGTCGCTCGTCTGCCGCGACTGCGTCCGATCCAGGTGGCTCGACGAATTCAGTCCGGGCGGGATCGAATGACGGCCCGGCTCTACCGCAGGCTAAGCCCGTCGAAGCCCCAAACGACGTGCTCCAAATGCGGCGCCAAGCCCCGCGCGAGCTCTCAGCGGTGGTGCAAGGATTGTCACGCCGACTACATGCGCGGCTGGCGAGAGCTCAACGGCGACCCACCCCGGACGTGGCGAGGCCGCTGTAAGAAGCGCGCAATGGACGCGATCCGCTACCGGCTCGACCATGGCGAGATCACCCGCCAAGACTGTGAAACATGCGGCGCCGTAGACACTTCACCACACCACGACGACTTGCGGAAGCCGCTCGAGGTCCGCTGGCTCTGCAAGCGGCACCGCCGGGCGTGGAACGCGAACCACATTCCTCCGATCCCGAAGCGCCCGCAAAATCCGTTATCCTGACGCCCCCCCCCTGGGAGCGTCGGTGGACCTGCACCCCGAAGAGATTCACCTAGAAGCATCAAAAGGCGGCCAAGAAGTCGTCTTACGCTTCCCGACCTGGCTGGTGATTTCACTGGTGATCGGCCTCGGGTTCGCGGTTTCCGTTATTTGGCTCAGCAACCACGATCTCGCGAACAATTTGAACAGCCTGGACAGGACCGTCCAGAAACTCGGCTCGGTCGTGGAATCCCTCAGCAAAGAGGCATCGCAGCCCTCAGACTGGGTCATGAAAGAAATGCAAGCTCTCGAGGCCGAAAGTCGCCTGGAAGATCGACGCCTCCAATTGCAGATAGATCGGTTGGAGGGACACGACGTGTCTCGTGGGTACGCCCCAGATGTTGACCACTGATGGCAGTCAGGGCAGTCGCCAAGAGTGCCGCGACGGGTTGGAGTGCCGGCGCAATCTCTCTTCTTCTAGCCGCATCCCAAACCTACGACGCCCACGACGCACGCCAGCAAGAGCAGGCGCTACGCCTCGAGCAATCCCGTGCAACGATCGCCGTCGCTGAACGGGTCGAAGCGGCCAGGGGCGAGCACCTCGATCTGTTCCGAAAGTGGGCGCTCGCCGACGCCGCGCTCGCCTCGTGTGTCGCTGGCCGGGAATACACCGCCGACGCCGCAGGGCACGAGACGCCGCCCGATCTCGAGGCCGCCGCCGCAGCGGTAGAGATCGAACCGCCCTCGTTCGAGGCCGAAGAGCACCGCACGCAAGGATCGCTCGAGTCGATCATCGAGCTGCTATCGCTTCCCAACTCACCCCCCGCGCCGTGATACACTTCCCGTGCCGGTCGTCGTCTACGGAGGGAGGCGCCCGGCGCTTGAGTAGGGATGCTCGAGAAGGGCCACGCATCGTCGAGGTTACGGGCGCCGGTGCGTGGCCCGATTCCCGTCTGCGGTAGATTCCCTCTCATGGCGACCAAGGCAGGGCCGGGCAGGCCGCGCAAATTCACGCCCGACGAGGTGAAAGCCGCGCTCGAGAAGAGCGGCGGCGTCATGTCGCTGGCCGCCAAGGGCCTCGGGTGCAGTCGCCGAACGGTCTACCGCACCGTGCAGCGCTACCCGGAGCTGCGCGAGACGATCCGCGACATCGAAGAGGACGCCCTAGACGACGCCGAGCTCGGTCTGCGCGAGCTCATCGCACAGCGGGACGGCGCCTCGATCCGATTCTTCCTCCAGACCAAGGGAAAACACCGCGGCTATGCCCGCTCGGTCGAGCTCGAGGGGCTCGGCATCGTCTCGCCCGGTGAGCCAGACGAAGAGATCGCCGCCCGCCGCGAGAAGTACCGGGGCATGTCGGGCGATGACGCGCTCGAATTCGAGACGTGGCTGGCGTCGCGCGAGAGCGTCGGCAAGACGATAAATTGACGGCGGCGATTCCGCTCTTCGAGAACGAGATGACGGTCGACGTCTGCGCGACGAACCTCTCGGCATTCTCGCGCCACGCTTGGCCCCACGTCGACCCGTCGCCATTCGTGGACGGGTGGCACGCGCGCCTTATGTGCGACTACCTCCAGGCGGTCAGCGACGGCGACATCGAGCGGCTCGTCATCAACGTGCCCCCGGGCCATCAAAAGAGCCTCACCGTTTGCGTGTTCTGGCCCGTGTGGGTCTGGATCGAGAAGCCCGAGAAGCGGTTCATGTTCACCAGCTACCGAGGCGACTTGGCGCTGCGCGACGCCGACCGCTCGCGGCAATTGATCCGCAGCGAATGGTATCAACGCTCCTTCGGGTCGTCGTTCACAATGCGGCCAGACCAGGACACGAAGAGCCGCTACATGAATAACCGAGGCGGCTACCGATTCTCGACGTCGGTGGCTGGCATCATGGGCGAGGGCGGCGACTTCGTGATTCTCGACGACCCGCACAACGTCGAGCAGGCCGAGAGCGACGAGGTGCGCGACGAGACGGTGCGGAAAATCAGGCTGGCGCTGCCGTCTCGTGTGCGCGCGAAACGTGGCGGCGTGGTCGTCATCATGCAGCGGCTCCACGAACGCGATCTCGTGGGCGCCCTCTTGGCCGACGAGCCCGACAAGTGGGTCCACCTCTGCTTGCCGGCGCGGTATACGGACGATCACCCGTTCAAGCGTGAACCACTCGAGCTCGAGAGCGGTCGCAAGCTCAACGGCGACCGGAGGACCGAGAACGGCGAGAAGCTACTGCCCGAGCTCTTCGACGAGGAACGGCTTACCACGCTCGAAGAGCAACTCGGCGCCTACGGCACGGCCGGGCAGCTCGATCAGCTCCCAGCGCCTCGAGACGGCGCCCTCTTCAAGCGGGAATGGTTCGACGGCAAGGTCGTCAAGGCCGCCGAGGTGCCACACGGCGGGACCGTGGCCCGGGGCTACGACTTCGCCAGCTCGGAAAAGCAGACCGCCAAATACTCGGCCGGCTCGAAAATGCGGCGGGTTGATAAGCGGTTCTA